CGACGGTGACGATCTTGCGAATCGTGTCGCTCTTCTTGTACGCGATCACGATTGCCGCCACGAGTGCGACGATCGCGACGATCACGATCGCGACCGGGTTCGCGCTCATCGCCACGTTCAAGAGCCACTGTGCGGCCGCCCAGATCTTTGACGCCATGGCGGCGAGCTTCACAGCCTTGGTCACGGTCACGATCGAGGAGATGAACGGCGCCAGCAGGAGCCCCGCGGCGGCGATCGCGGCGACACCAACAACCACGTTCTGCACCGGTCCCGGCAGGCGTTGGAACGCCCCCAGGACGGCCGAGAGCTTGCCCATGAGGAACGTGAGCGACGGCAAGATCGCCGTGCCCACGGTTACCTGTAGCGACTTCAGGGAGTTCTTGAACTTGTCCGCGGCGCCGGCCGACGTATCGCCGTAGGCCTTGGCGGCGCCCTTGAATCTGTTCTGGATCGCTGCGAGCGCCTCTTGCGCCGTTGCGCCATCGTTGAGCACGATGCCGTATCGCGACAGCGCGGACGTGTTGCCCATGGCGACCTTACCGATGAGCGTGCCGGCCTTGGCGAGATCCAAGCCTTTGGCGCGGGCGAGATCTTGTGTGACGCCGAGGAGATCGAAGCTCTTGCCGGTGGAGCCCGTCGTCTGGATCAGCGCGGTGAGCGCCTGCTTGAGCTGTCCGCCGGAGTAGGCCGAGATCGCCGACTGTTCGGCGACGACCTTCTTCATGCTGGCCGAGTAGGAGTCCCAGCTTCCGCCGGCGGCCTGCACCGATGCGGCGAGCTTCGCCGTGTTCGCTTGTGACTCGCGGGCGGCCGGGAGAGAGCCCATGAGCCTGCGCGTCATGCGAGCGGCCGCGAGCCCACTCGCAATCTGCGCTCCCGTCGAGCTGATGACGCCGCCGAGACGCGACCACGGTCCGGAACTCGCGGCGACTTCGCGCTTCATGCCGGCGAGCTGCTTCTCGGCCTTCTCTATCTGCGAGAGGTTGGCCTTGCCGTAGACGTTGATCACGACGGCCACTAGAAGACCTCCCCCGCAGCGTTCAGGCGCGCTTGCAGTTCGCGCTCGGCGGCGGCCATCTCGGCGCGGATCTCGGCCTCTGTCTCGGCCTTGTTGCGATCCCAGGCTTCCCACATGAACCGGCCAGGCCGGCCGAAGGCGTCGAGCCAGCGGACCATCGCGGCGCCCTGCGGTGTGATCTCGCCGCCGCTCTTGCTGCGCATACGCGTGCCGGCGTTCTCGAAGATCGCCGTTTCGGCGTTCGCGGCAGAGAGCTTCATGCCGACGCGCTTGCCGCGCGTGGATTCGCGCACCACATACGAGAGCTGATGCCCTGGCGGCCCGAAGCCGCCGGCCTCGGAGCCGATCTTGGAAACGAGTGACTTGAGGCGACGCCGCAGGCGCTTGAGCACATCCGGAGCGAGCGATCTCAGCGCGGCGACCGTGTCTCCGAGCCCATTGATCTGGATTTCGGCGGAGTACCCCCGCCCGTTGTCGCCTGTCGCCTTGCCGCTCACTTGCCGAGCGCCCCTTTCAACCGCGCCTTCATCTCCTGCCGCCGCTCCTCTCGCGCTCGGGCGCGCTCGCGCTCCTCGAGGAGCTCCTCCACGGCCTCAAATACCTCGCCGTCGCAGTGCTCGAGATCGAGCCCGAAACCAGCTAGGAGCGCCGCGGCCGCTATTCGGCGCGCGGCGTCGGAGATTCCCCCGGATCACCGGAAACCCGGATCTCCTCAATGAGCGCGTCGGCGGCGTCCCGTGTGATCTCGCCCATGCGCGCTAGCCTCTCGACTTGCTTCAAGGTTGGGCGCGGCTCGATCTCGGCCACGGTGTCGATCCAGGCATCGAAACCGGTGCTCGTCGGCACATCGGACGGGGCAAGCCTGAGGCGCCGGCAGGCGAGGTAGGCCTGATGCATCAGCGCGTAGTCCTCGTCCGCATACGGTTTGCCGGCGAGCTCGCGCTTGGAGCGCATCTGATCGCCGGGATGGATCACGACGCGCGACGGCGCGGCGCCGGGGTCGAGAAAGCGGATCTCTACCGTAAGCAAGAGCCCTCCCTGTATTAGTAGCTGGCCTGTGTGTTGGTGAGAGTGAAGGTGAGCGGAGTAGTGCCCGTGCCGCGGAAGGCCTCGCCGGCGAGCTCGCAGTCCACGGCGCCGCCCTCCGGGTCGGCCTCCGGGAGATCGCAGAGGAACGCGATGTGAGAGCCGGCGATCTTCAGCGAGTCGGAGCCGGCGACAAACGTGACCTCGGCCGAGCCATACTGCGGCGTGGTCATGATCGAGGCGCCGTTTGTGGCACCAGTGAGAGCGTTGCGCCAGACGGTGAGATCGTCCGGTCGGATGGTGAGGCTCGCCTCGGCGCTGCAAGCGCCCTCGTTCGCGTCGCCGGCCTCGATCGCGCCGGAAAAGAACGGCGTCTCCACGCCGCGCTTGATCGTGAACTTGCCCGCCCGCACGGGCACCACAGCCGGAGTCGCGGAGTCCAGATCGAGCTTGAACGTGCCGCCTACCGGCGTGTAGTAGTCGTCAGTGTCAGTCTCGTCTACCGTCGGTGTGAACGACACCGGGAACGAGAGCACAGTGCCCATGCCCTTGAGCTTGACGACGACTGGCTTGTTCTCTTCCCACTCGAGCGAGAGCTCGTCCAGCTTGCAGTCGCGGAGCCCGAAGTGCATCGGGCCGTACTTCTTCTCAAAGGCGGAGAGGTACGGATTCGAGCTCCCGAGCGTGATCGTGTGAACGTATGGCCCCTCTCCCGTAGTCGAGAGCCCGCCCATGATGGCGTACAGATAGAGCCCGATCGCCTTCTGAAACGCCCGCGTCTCGATCGAGAAGCCGTTCTCGATCTTGTCGCGGAAGGCGCCCGCAGCGGACAAGTAGGCGCTTGTGAGCTTGTCCGGCTCTTGGCTGGGATCCACAGCGAGCCCGCCACCGGCGAGCCCGTGGGCAAACGTGGGATTGGTCTCGAGCGTGCCCTTTGCGGCCTGCCGGGCAATCCCGAAGACGTCAGCGGCGGTGTTCATGCAAGCGGCTCCCGTGTCCTGTCTGTGGCCTCATGGCCTCATACTCGGGCACGTGTCACCCGCCGGCGCTTACGTGGCGGTAGCCGTCGCCTGGTAGCTCACGGTGACGGAGAATCCGACCTCGCGCGCGGTCTTCTCGGGAATCGCTTCCTGGCCTTCCACGGCGGAGATGTGCGCCTCCTTCACGACGCCGCCGAGCGTCGGATCTGCCGTGACGGCGTCCTCCACGTAGCCGGCCAGTGTGGCAGCCGCGTCGCGCGCAGCCGCGTAGCTCGTCCCCGTCACCTTCGCCACACACCGCACGTAGATGTCCGTTTCCTCGTCGCGCTGCTTGCCGCCGGAGATCCGGCGCGGGAGCCGCGCGTCGAACGTGGCCGAGATCCAGATGTGTTTCGGCCGTAAGCCCCTTGCCGGGTAGCCGACATCGCACGGCGTCTTGTCCTCGATCTGCTTGGCGATCTCAACGGCGAGCGCGTCCTGCACGCTCGGCGCGAAAGTGCGGAAGCCAGCCATTCGTCCCCTACCCTATGAGCGGCCGCCGGCGACCGAAGCCCTCCGGCGACGTGACGGCATCAACTTCGGGGATGCCTGTCGGACGGTCCTGGCCCGCGATCGACAGGCGGAAGAAGCCGACGTCTGTCTGCTCGACCGTCGCGCGCGCCGGGAGCCCTGAGCCGACGAGGTACTCGCGAGCGAGGATCATCGCCGCGGTACGCACCGGCTCCGGCGGGAAGTCCTCTCCGTGCTCGTAGTGGACGGAGCACGCCGCGTCCTTCGTCCAGACGTAGCCAGACGGGCGATCCAGCGCGCCCCACTCGCGCGGCACGATCGCCGCGAGCTCGGCGGCCGTAAGCGCGGTGCCGTCGTCTGTGGCGGAGATCACCGAGCGGATTGCGTTCTGCGGCACGCGCAGCCGGCCCGTCCCGTCACCTCTCGCCGAGTAGCGAGCCGCGCGCGGCACAAACGCCACATGCGCCGACGCCTCGAGGCGCATCTCGGCGGCCGTGCGGGCCGCGCGGCAGGCGGCGCCGCTGTAGTCGGCGGTAGTGAGCGCGTCATCGAACGCGCGGAGCTCGGCGATCTCGAACAGATGCCCGCCGGCGAGCTCCACGTGAGTGATCCACTCGAGCGAAGCGGCGGAGACGGTCCCCGTCCACGTGCAGGTGTACGTGTCCAGGACCGCGAGATCGT